GAACAACATGTTTTCTTCAATAGCTCCTTGAGTATCTAAGTTTTTCAAGATTGAATCAAACTCTTGTAATCCAGCAGCGGCTGAAAAGTTATTCAATACATTACCTCTGCTTTGAACAGCGGCAAACAAACCTTCAGTACCTTTTGCATTAGCTACTGTTTTAGCCGCAGATGTTGCTGTAGCTAATTCACCTTCAACAACAGACATTTCAAGATAATCTTCAAAACGTAATCTTGTTTCAGATTCAGCTTTCAAGTACCAGTAAAATCCGCCAGCTCCATCTTCAGTAGCGATTTCTACCCATCCAATCTGTGCGGTATCAGAACCATTAACAACATATTTGTTACGTATGATGATTGGGGAGTTAGAATATTGAGTGAATGATGGAGTAATTGATTGATAGTTATCATCTGCTAATGTTGAACCTTTAGCATACTCAGAACCATAAACGAAGATTTTAACATCTCCGCCCGCCTCAGTAATACCTGCAGCTGCTAATGTTGCAGCGGTATAAGGTGCTACTGTAATAACACCAGTAATAATATTACTAAGAGTAACGATAGCCTTTACTTCAACCCCAGTATTCGGGTTCATAATAACGATTGTTTGGTTTTTAGATATAACATTAGCAACATATAATTCTGGATTAACAGACCCGTCGTTAAGTTGAATCTCTAAGGTATTAGCCGCGTCATCAAGTACTACTACATCATTGTAAGCAACGTGTAATCTATTTTGTTCTGACCAGATAACTTGATCTGAAGTCATTGGCATTTCTGCTCCAACCATACGTAAGAATCCAGAAAGAGTTCTGTTTCCATAACGCTCTACTTCAGCTTCGTAGATTTCAGGTAAGTATTGCTGTGCGAAAGATGAAAAATCAGGATTAGTTGGATCCGTGAAATTCAAATAGTTTGTGTTTAAAGCTTGTTGCTTCTGAGAAGGAACTATACTTCCAAACGTAGGCGTAACATTTGCCATAATTGTTTAATTTTTAATTGTTAAATTTTTTAATTTTCAGTTTTGTAGAATCAACACCGTTAATTGCTTTAACTTTAAATCCATTAACAAAAATTTCACCACTAGACGTTTGTCTTGGGGTTGTTGTAATGTTGTTAGATTTTGCAACCACTTCTTTAATAGCATCGGCTTTACCTTGCTCATAAAAGTGATTTGCAATTGTATCTGCGTTTTCTGCGGCATACATAGCTTTATGATACCCTTTCAAATCTGCTACTTCGCCTTTATCGTTCAAGAACTTCTTGATTAGGTTTGTAATATTTGATTGTTTATCGGCCACAACTTCTGTATTCTGAATTCCATATCTAAAATTTTTCTCTCCCAATTTAAAATCAAAACCTTTGAATTCTTGAGAAAAGAAACCTTTAGTATCATTCTTGAACTTTGAATGTTGTGTCTCTACGTTTTGTTGTTCTTCATTGTATCGGTTGAAAAAATCTACTGCTTTTTGTTGTTCTTTGGATACCGATGGCTTCAACTTGATTTCATCGTAATATTTTCCTTTAAGATCTTCTAAAAAGTTTCTAGCTTTTGCAACTTCCTCTTTAAATGCGAGTTTTTTCTTTCGGATGTCTCGCTCATCGTCTTCGTCTTCATCATAACTAAATTCATCTTCCATTAAGAAATCAATCTCTTCGGCATCTAAATGTGGTTTTGATTTTCTATAATATTCTTTTATTAATGCTTCATTGTTAACAGAAGAGTAATCATGGTTTAATCTCACATAATCCTCTACTGTTCCACCTGTTTCTTCCATAAAAGATACAAGCTTGTTTATATTTTCTGGTAATGGTTTACCAGTGTTTTCGGTATGAGCAATAGCGTTGTTTGCTTCTTCAACTAATGTTTGGGAAGCGCTCGCTACTTCTTCATCAGTTACCTCTTGCATTATAATTACTTCTTCTTGCTGAGCTTGATTGGTAATTGGCTTAACCTCGGTGTTTCCTTGGCCCACTTCTTGCAATCCCACTTTGGACTCTTCGCCGCCCAACAGGCTTTCATTTGGGTTTTGCTCTTGAATGGCATCTGTATCTATTTTTTTAGTTGATAAATCTACTCTTGATACTTCGTTAGGTTTATCTAACTTTTTCATAGGAGCCTTCTTCTTTTGAAGTTTAAATTCTCCTTCTTGCTTTACGTTTTCTGACATGATATAATAATATAAAATTAGTTAATAAGTATTGTTACATACCAAACATTCCGCCTAAATCATCTCCGGCTTCAAAGTCTTTTGGCATTGCATTATTTTTTCTTTGATCTATTAATTCCGATTGTTGAGTGGCTTGTATCTTTGTTCTTTTATCTTTTCGATCTTCTGCTTCTGCTTGTAATTGTTGTTTTGTTTGTATACCAGCTTGTGCTAATTGTAAGTCATATCCAAACTGTTCTGCCATTAATTGTTTCTTAATTAATAACTCTTGTTGCATCCTTTGTATTTCAAATTGAGATTTAGATTGCAATATTTGTATTTCTGTTTGCGCTAATGCTTGTTGCTTTTGAACTTCTGCTAAAGCAGCGGCTTCTGAAGCTTGAGCATTTGCTTGTGCTTGTGCTTGTATATTTGCTTGTTGGTTTGCTTGATCTCTTTCTAACTTTTTCTTTCTTCTATATTTTAAAGATTGATTGGCCAATTTAAGGTTTTTAATTTGTCTTAAATCAATTACATCTTCAAGATCAATTCCTCCTGATTGTAAGGCAACTTGAATATTTTGTTCAAGCTGAGCTTTTTCTTCTTCTTCAGGTTCTAACTCTAAGTATATACCAAAGTCGTGCAGATTTAAGTTTTCTATTTCTTTTAAAGTTTCTACGTTTGATATAGATATACTTTCAATAAGAGATTGTTTTGTCAATGGGTAATTCAACGAGTCATTAATTCTAAGCGAAATGTTCTCACATATTCTTAATGTTAAAAACAAACTTGATTGTCGTATGTGCCTAATCGCTGTATTTGAATTTGCTGCAGCCATTTTTTGTAATCCTACTAAAGCATCTCTATCTGGCATACTACCATCTTTTGCTTCATTCAACCCGGTAACATCTCTAATCATTTGTAAGTAATACTGGTATGTACTTATTAATGAAGAAATTTTTGCATTACCAGAAGACGTTTGCAATTCTTGAATAGGAACCTTTCCTGGATTTTGACCGCCATCTTGCGACATTGATCTACCCACAATACTACCTGTTTGGAAATACATGTTTAAAGCTTCAGCTGCATTGTAATTTGTTCCGTTACCTAAGTCAACTTCAGCAAGGCCATCAACATCAACAAAAACCCCGTCTGGTACCATTCTAGATAATACTTGTTGCAGTTTTAAATGCGTTAATTGGATCATATCTGCAAACGTAGTAGTACGACTTACAGTAGATTCAATTCTACCTTTATACATTCTAGGGGCACAAATGGTGTAATTCATTTCTACCTTAGTTGTATCAGCAAAAGGTCTTGTCATATTTTCAGCAAGTTTCCATTCTAACATTTTTTCAAATCCTAGAATCTTTGCTCCAGAGTATAATACGTCGATGCTTCTTGATACTCTACTAAAGTTATCGCTTTCAGGCGGATTAAAAGTATCAGACTTTTCTAATGCTTTTTCTAATCCCTGCTCTGTTTGCTTAATTTTAAATACTTGATTTGAATATGTCTTATATTCAAAATAAAGCACTTGTACTGTATTATCGTTTTGATCTTGTCCATAATAATTACGAGTGTAATTAACATCTCCAGGATACTTTTCTATTTCTTTTAAATCTTCGTCACTTAAGTTAGGAAATTGCTTTTTTAATTCCTCTAAACTAATAGACTTAACTTCACCAACATAATATATATCTTCAAAGTTTGGATCCTCCGTATAAGAATAAACTAAATTAGCAGGATCAACATATTCGATTGTAACTCCGTTTGCTGGGTTCCAATTCGTTTTTACCGCTGCAATACCTAATACGGTAAGATCATAGTTTAACCTTCTATTAATTAAGGTATATCTATTACGATCTAGTATTTGGTTTATTACTTCTTCTTCTGCAATTTCAACTGCTTGTTTGTAGTTTAATTGTAAATGAATTTCAAGTTCTTCTTTTGTTTCAGGTAAGTTAGAAGGATCTGTTGTGTTGTATAGATTAACTCCTAGTTTTGATTGAATATTATCCAATAGTTCTTTAGCCATCATGTCTCTTAGAATACCTTCAGCATATCTAGTTTTTGTTCTAGTAGACTCTGGATCCTGAGCATAAGCTTTAATTTCCCAAGTTTTATCAGATATACCGTTAACTACAATATCCACAAACTTTGGTATAACTGGAATAGGTTTCCAATCTAGGTTAAGATATGATAAATCACCATTTATAGATAATTCATCTTTATATTTTTGTACTGGCTGTTCTCCTCTTGCATATAATCTGAGTCTATGAAAGTTTTGCCAATTTGATCCCCATCTATTACCAACTCCATTACCAACTCTATCTCCTCTAAACCATTCATTCTCTATAGCTCTTCCAACGGCTCTACCGTATTCATAACTTTGTTTTTCTTCATCAGGTACCACCTGGCTAGGAAAAGAACTATTACTGTTAGTATAAATCATCTATTATATTATTTTTGAACTATCGCCGTTATTGTTATATTTTTTAAAGTTTAAAGGAACTTTATCTTTTTGAAAATTACTAGTTGGTGTATACATGTGTTTGTTGCACGCCATTATAGCTAATCCCGAACTAATAGAGGCATCATGCTTTGTTCTATCATTTATGTTGAATCTTGCCCAATCTTCTAATGTTTTTTGAAAATACATATCTCCATGGGAATCAGTACTGTACCCAACATAACTCTCTATATACGTTTCAATTGCTGCCGCGTGTGCTTGTATTATATCTTGTCCTGAGTTTGGTATACCCCCGATTTCTTTTTCAGCTGGTGATAATTTATTCCATACTTTGTCAGGTCTATTCATTGAAAACCCTCTATAACCTCTTCTTTTAAAATGGTATAATAGCCTTGCCTTATTATTCTCTGCTAATATAGGCATACCGTAAAAGACACAAGCCATTAGTATTTCTTCAAAAAATATCTCAGCGGTTTGCGGTCTAGCAATATATTCTAAAAAGAAATGATTAGCTGGAACCTCTTCCATAGAAAATTTAGTTAGCCCATGAAGTGCTCCGTTAGAACCTCTATTATCAACAGTTCCTGATATATCATAACTATCGCAACCAAAAGCACCACAGTGTTCATTACCTGGGAACCTATACCCATCTTTCATTATTACGCGGTTTTGCATATACTTAGGCGGAACCCAAGTAATTAAAAACCTGCCATCTTTATTAGGGAAGAATTGTACTTTTGAATCTAGTATTCCATTCTCCCATTGGAAGCTTCCTCTAGTTAAAACATTTGTATTCCTTAAGTCTTCGTTATAATCTATTTGTTCATAGATCTTAGTTAGATTGAATAAGGATTGTTTTGTTTCGTCACGGAAAGCGTGTTGTTCTGTTCTTGGAAATTGTCTGTAGTATTCATTTAGTCCATCAGAATCTGATTTTAAACCATCTACTTCATTTTGCCAATGCTCAATAACACCATAATCTATTTCATTTCCATCGACTCCTTTGATTGGTTTTTCCTGATTATCGAATACATGTAATCCATAATTATCAATGAATCCTTCGTAGGACCATTCCATAGGTATAAACAAACTATATAATCCTGAACTAGTCTGTCCGTTGCGGTTTCTTTTTGTAACGTCTGAGTCATAGTAAAGTTTTTTATAATTAGATCCACCTTTATCTAAAGCATTTGATGTAGAACCCATCATACACTTACCAATAATTTTACTACATAATATTAAACAAGTTTCAGTACACCTCCAGTTGTTAAGAATGTTATCTGGTTTTAACCATTTAGCAGACTCATCGTGCGCTAATAGCTTTAATTTTTCACCATCATAACTATTGTCTCCAGTATTTTTCCAATCAATGGTTGTATCTAATCCCTCTATCTCTGCAGAGGTTTCGCTATTATCTAATTTTCTTCTGGTAAACTTAGAAGCAGGAACTCTGTAAGCAAGCTCTGTTTTAGGTCTATCCATACCATCTTGAATAGGTTTAAAGAAGAAAGGATAGTTAAGCGATATTGGTACAACTTTGTCGGTAAACATTGTTTTAGCATCTGCTCCAGATTTTGATAATATACCAAACCTAGAATCACTTGACATAGTAGCTTGATTAACTAATTCAGCGGATGACATAAAAGAAAATCCAGAACGTCTATTTTTTAAATAACACATTCCATAACTTCTTGGATCTGCCTTACAAGCTTCCCAGAATATAAAAAATAATCTATTAGACTCTCTAAAATCAGGCGCTCCTACATCTATCTTACTCCATTGCAAGTACATGTAATGTGTACCTGTTATATATGTTGG